GAGCGGGCGTTAGCCCCCCCCCCCCCCCAGTGGGGCGCGGGGTCTTGCGCTTGGCCTGCTTCTGCCAGTCCTCAAGCCACTGCAGGGGCAGCGCCTGGCCGTCGTCGTCGCGCAGGTCGCTGAGCTCGGTGCCGCTGTAGTTGTCGCCCAGGAGAACGTCCTCCATGCGGCCCTGATCCTCGGCTGGCACCACCTCGAGCAGTTCGCGGATCGCGGGGCCCGGCCGCCGCTTTGCGCCTTCGCAGACGTTGCGGAATCGGTCCCGAACCTGGCTGCTGATCGTGGCCGCCTCGCTGTCGCTGATCGCCGGGCGCGGCTGGGTGAACTGGGGCCAGGGCTGCAGACCGTAGAAGGCGGCCGAGAAGTCGCCGGCATCCCAGGGGTGCCCGTCGTCATGGAGAACCGGGCGGCCGCGGCTCACCACCTCCCGCAGCTTGCGGTCCTGAATCGGCCCGTAGTTCTCGGCCGCCAGGAGCTCATTCATGATCGCGAGCGCGACGAACAGCTTCGGTTCAGGACCCCGCAGGCGGGCGTTTTCGAGCTGGCTCCACTGGCTGTTGAACACGTGGGCAATGTTGATCGCGCGGCCCCAGTCCTGTGGCGTGTTCTGGCTCCATCCGTTGCTGATGCGCCAGCGGCGGAGGCCGGACCCGAAGGCCGCGGCGGCGGCTGCCAGCTGCTGGGTGACGCTTTCGGGGCTGTAGCGGGAGAGCGGTGCCATGGGGAGGAGGGGGGCCGACGGGATCCCCTCAACACCAACCTAAGACTTAGGACAACCCCCGAGTGGGGTAATTCCCGACTTTCTTGCGGATTGCGCATACGGTCACGCCGGCCACTCCACACCGGCCCCCAGCCCGTCTGCGTCTCCGATGAAGAACTGCGCGCCGGTGACACCAGCCGCCAGGGCCTGCCCCGCCAGCTCCTGATCCAGCGGCTGCCAGTCGATCGGCCCGCCCCCCAGCTGCAGGCCCAGGGCCCGGCCCTGCCCGTCCACGTGGATGCGCAGGCCCAGGCGCCGCAGGTGGCCATGCACCAGCCGCCGATCCTCCACCGTCTCGGCACCCGCAGAAAAGGTGGCGAGCAGCTGGCGGATCGTCTGCTGAGCCTCAGCGCCCAGGGCCTCGATGGATCGCTGCCCCTGCAGCTGCTGGAGCGCCAGGGTTGCCGCGGCCAGCTCCTGCTGCGCCTGCTCCTGCTGCAGGGCCGCCGCGGCCTGGCGCCGGGCGAGCACCACCAGCACGGCGGGATCGTCGAGGCTGGCCATCGCCTGCTCGCCGGCGGCCACCACGGCCTGGGCCTGCTCGAGGGCCTGGGCCGCGGCGTCACGTTGGGCGAGGGCCTGGCTGTGGGCTGTGGCGCGGCTGGCACCGCCCCGGGCCTCGAGCATCGCCAGGTAGTCGTCGGCCGCGAGCCGCGTCAGCAGGGCGGCCTGTGCCAGGCGCAGGGGCGTGAACGGCTGGCGGCAGTCGCCGCCCTTGAATCGGGCCTGGCAGCGCAGGTAGGAGGACGGCTGGCCGTTGCTGCGGGTCGAGCAGGTGGCGACGATCGCGGCGCCGCAGCTGCAGACCGTCAGGCCGCCCCCGATCCAGCGCATCAGATCCGTGCGCCCCAGCTGCTGCTGCCGCCGGCCGCGCATCGCCAGCAGCAGGGCCTCATGCTCGGCCTGGCTGAGCAGGGCGGGGTAGTAGCCCAGCTGGGGCGGTTCGTACTGGCGCCGTGGGTGGGGCGGCTGCTGGTCGGCTGGGATCCCCTGGCGACGTGCCAGGGCGCGGGCTTCCTTCCATGCGCGCACCTCGTCGCGGTAGCCGGGCGCCAGGATCTGCCGGGCCCCGTAGATCGCCGGCTGGCCGATCAGGTTCAGCACGCTGGAGCTGCTCCACAGGCGGGGCCTGGCGGCGGCGCCGGCCCGCTGCTGCCGGGCGGCTGCCGGTGGCGGCACGCCTTCGCTGTTGAGGATGCTGGCGACCCGGCCGCCGCCGTGCTCGCGCACCAGATCGAGCACGCGGCGCACGGTGGCGGCGTAGCTGTTGAACTGCCAGCAGCCGTCGGTCAGGCTGATCCAACAGGGGGCGCTGCCGGCGGCGGTGGGGGCGCCGGTGCGGATCCGGTCCCGCTTCACGGCATGGACGTGGGAGAGGCGGCGGGAGAGGCGGCTGCTGAATTCGTGGGCCGATCCGAGCCAGAACAGCAGCTCGTGGAGCTCCATCCCGTTCTCGCGGATCGAGGCCCGGCTGATGTCGCGGCCCTTGGCCATCACGGCGATGGTCACGCCGGCGTTCAGCATGTCGTCGATGATCACCGGCAGCACCGCCAGGGGGAAGCTGCGGGAGAAGCGATCGAGGTCCTCCACCAGCAGCGCCACCGGGCCGGGCCCGAAGCGGCCGGCGCGCAGGTCGGAGAGGAACCGCCCCAGGGCGGCCTCGAGGTTGCTGCCGTCGAACGCGCTGCGGCCAGCGTCTGAGTAGGCCTCGCCTTCCCACAGCGTCCAGCCCCGGGCGGCGCAGTAGGACCGAGGGGCGGCCGCCTGGCGGTCGAGGCCGAGGCCGGACACCTGGCCGGCAGAGCTAATTCTGGAGTAGGGCACTCCCAGCATGGGCCTCGTCTGATCCATTGCATTGACCTTAGGCGCTGCCTGAACGGACTCTTCTCAAAACAGCATCTCTAGTCCGACAGCCGCTACGGTATGGGGAGCCGCCACCGCCCCATGCCGTCTGCCTCCCTGGAGCGTGTCCGTCGCACTCGACTGCGTCAGGCGGGCCTCCTGCCGCCGGTGCCAGTGTGCCCGCAGTGCAGCGCCCGGGCACTGCAGGCCCGCGCCGGTGGACTGTGTCAGCGCTGCTGGCGCAAGACACCAGAGGGGCGTGCAGCGGACGCAGCGCGGAAGAGGCAGGGGCGATCAGCACGCACTGTGCCGGCCTGACCCCAGTACCGTCCGCCACGTGCTACAGTGACGGAGTCACGGGGAGGCCCGTGGCGTCCCTCGCACCTCGACAAATGAATACATCCCTGGTCGCGCTGGCCCACACGCTCAGCGCCGTCTCGGACGTCCTCGACGCGTTCGTCGCACTGCGCGACGCCTGCTCTGAGGACGACTGGGACGCGCTGAACGGCTCGGCTCCGCTGGAACGTCTCCTCGACGCTCTGACGGATCTCGAGGATGCGGCAGCGGAATGACCGCCGGGCCCTGCGGGGCCTTTTTTTGTGCCCGCCGCGGGGCGAGGATGCGGACGGGGTCGGCTCCACCCGCAAGGGCGAGCGCCGTGGCCGGGGGCGAGGCCCCGACCTGAAACGGCACCGAAGGCCCCACCACGTTCCGCCACGTGCTACATTCATGGACGTGGGGGAGGCATCCCCACGGCACCTTGACATAGCGGCTTCGGCCGCAGCGGGCGGTCAGCCCGATCTCCGGTGGTGGTCCATCTCTGGCACCCCACTGACTCCGCCAGGAGTCACCACACACCGGAGATCGTCATGACTGACCAGACCCGCGCCCTCACCTCCACGGGTGACGCTGAGATCGACGCGCTGTTCGCCGAGATCGATCAGCTCCTTGAGGAGATGGGCCGCTCTAACGAGCGGCTGCTGGCTCTCGCGCACGAGATGCGCGACGTCAGCGCCGAACTCGAAGAGTGGTCCTGTTGAGGGATCTGCCCCGGCCACCGGGGCACTGACTTTTATTCACCCGGTTGCAGGCGTTGAATCGCCTCCCGGATCGCGCCCGACAAGGGCAAGAGGAATCATGACCATTCCCTGCATCGCCGCTTGGGCCGTCGCCCTGCTGCTGCTCCCGCTGATCATCCTGCTGTGGGCCATGGAGACCCAGCAGCAGCGGGCGCGCCGCTGGCGGTCCTACGGCTGGAGCCAGCAGCGGATCGCCGATCGGCTCGGCTGCAGCCGCTCCAGCGTCCGCCGGTTGCTGGTGGCGTGAGCGCATGAAAAAGCCCCGGGGCTTCTGCCTCCCGGGGCCGGTGCGTCCCATGCGTGCTCAGGCTAGGCAGGCGCAGAGGGAATCACCAGAGGCGCGGCCAGCTGATCGCCCACCAGGGCCGCGCCGGCCTGCGCTTCGGTCGGTCGGCCAGCTCCTGCTGGAGCTCCAGCGCCATGATCCGCGCCGCGGCCCGCTCGATGATCGACTGCTGCATCGCGTTCTGCCGCAGCAGGCTGGCCGCCAGGGCGGCGACGGCGTGGGGTTCCTCGGTGGCTGCGTCGGCCAGGTTCAGCTCGGCACGTCGCAGCTCGAGGTCCTGCTCGAGCGTGACGGCCGGAACCATCCATTCACCCCAGCCCATGGCAGCACCGCGAGGATCCCGCCAGTCTGGGTCTGCTGAGACTGAGGCGCCATGGTTGAAGTGCCCACCATCGAGGTCGTCGTCGTTGACGGCGTGGCGCTGTTCGAGGTCAGCGGCTGCCAGGTCGTGTCACGCCACCAGCAGCTGGCTCAGGCCCAAATCGCTTGGTTCATCCTGGCCTCTGCTGCTGGCTGGCGCGTGCCGGCGCCCGTGATCCTTGCCTCTGCGAAGCCGTAGAATTGGGGTGCTCCAGCGGCTGGCAGGCCCTAGAGCGCGACCAACTCACTTGGGATGAGCTGATGAGCGGAATCGTAGACCGCACCGGCCAGCGGTTCGGACGGCTGGTGGTTGTCAAGCTAGCTGCACCCAGGATTCACCCCAATGGGCAGAAGGCGACACGCTGGCTTTGCCACTGCGACTGCGGGCAGGAAACAGTCGCGGCCGCGGGGAACCTGACGGCTGGCCACACTCAGAGCTGCGGATGTCTAGCCCGCGAAGTGAACAGGGCTGCCAGACTTACGCATGGGCGGTCTAACACGCCCGAATACAGGATTTGGCGCGGGATGCTCAACCGCGGCCGGAACCCCAAGGTCGCTAGCTACGCCCTCTACGGGGGGAGAGGCGTCGCCGTTGTGGAGCGATGGCATTCTTTCAGCGCTTTCCTTGCCGACATGGGCACCCGACCCACGCCTCGTCACAGTCTCGACCGAATTGACAACGACAGAGACTACTCACCGGAGAACTGCCGTTGGGCGACTCCAGAACAGCAGGCAAGGAACACAAGGCGAAATACCTGGGTCACATTCCAGGGGGAGCGAATGACGTTGGCGGATGCGGCAGAACGCAGTGGCATCACTCAGTCGGTTGTAACGGCTCGGCGCAAACGCGGTTGGCCTGAACAAGACTGGTTCCTCCCTGTCGGTGCTCGCGGATTAGGGCAGTTCCCTCCTGGGTCCAATGGACGGACGCCCGCCGGGTGGTGCCCTCAGTAATCCCAGACCACTCTGGGGCGGCCTCTCCTGATGCCCGTGTGCACGAACCCCTTGGGTGCGCCCTTGCCAGTGCTGTAGGGCCAAGCACGCACGCACCACTCCTGAAGTTCGTGCACACTGACTCCTTCGAGAAACCAGTCCACGGCGCCGACCCCGGGCGCATCGAATAGGTGCTCGGAGTTGCGGGCACCGCCCACCGCGGCGTTGACGGCCGGCGGCCGGTATGCGCTGGTGATGATCGCCGGCTTCCCGCCGAACGCGGCGCGGGCTTTCTCGACGAACTGGCAGAGCTCCAGGGCCGTGTCGCACTGGTGCTGGTGCTGGAACCGCCGGGCCTCCTGCCCCAGGGCCAGCTCGCCGTAGGTGATGTGGGGCGTGATCTTGAAGCTGAACGGCGCGGCCGGGGTGAACTTCACCGCCGCCGCCGCCGCCGCCACGTCTTGGGGCTTCGGCAGGCGCAGCTGGGGCAGCGTCTGGCCGGCCAGCCCGGCGCGGGCCGCCTTGAGGGCGGACTGCACCCGGCCCACCTTCGCGGTGGCGCGGTTGCCGGCGCTGTCGCCGTCGTAGACCCCGCGGCCGTTCGCCTGGGGGATGCTGGCCCATTCCTTTGCCAGGTCGAGCTGCGCGGCCTCAAGGCTGACGTCACGCCCCTGCAGGTAGTCGCGCAGGGCTGGTCGTTTGCCGCCCAGCAGCAGGGCCACCGCGAGCCAGTCCTGGGCCGCGGCGTTGAACAGGTCCGCCGACGTGAAGCCAGCCGCGGCGACCGCCATCCGCAGGGTTTCCGGGATGAACTGATACCGGCCCACGGCGAACAGGGTGCCGTCGCGCTGGAGCAGCTGCACCTGGCCGATGGTGAGCTGCTCGAGGCCGGGCCAGCCGGCGGGCGTGTCACCGGCGCGGCCCCGGTTCACGCTGGAGTAGTTGCCTTCGCCCTCGGCGATCAGGTCGAGCAGGGGCCGCACCGCGGCGAAGGGGTTCGGCGCTGCAGCGGGGCTCCCCTGCGCGCGCCAGGCGTCGGTGAACTGCTGGCGCTGCTGATCGGTCAGGCTTTCGTCGAGGGCCTGCAGGGCCGCCAGCTGGTGGGGCGTCAGGCTGCCCCGCTTCGCGGCTTCCTGCGCTGCGGCGCGCACGCTGGCGAACGTCATCGGCGGGCCAGCGGCACGGCGGCGGCCACCACGTCGAACAGCGCGCCGATCACCTCGGCCTCTGCCCGGGTCGGTTGAACGCCGGTGGCCTTGGTGACGGCGCCCACCAGCAGACCCTCGATCACGATCGGGGCGGCGCTGGCCGCCAGGGCCTGGGGCACCGTGGCATCGGCCTCAGCGAACACGGCCGCCAGCTGGCGGCGGATCGCGGGCCTCAGGCTGCGCACCAGCAGCGCACGCGCCAGGCGCAGGGCCCAGGGTTGGATGCTCGGCATTTTCATGGGTTCCTCTGTTGGATGGCGATACCCAGCGCGGTGGTGGCAGCACCGCTCCAGGCCTGCAGGGCGTCCGACTTCGACTGCCGGCAGCCCTGGCCGCCACCGCCGGCGAGGCACAGGCCCCAGTCGACGGTGGCGACGGCGGCGCTGCCCAGCAGGGCCAGGCCGGCGAACACCAGCACACCCCCCAGCAGCTGCGCGGCCTTCATCGGATCAGCTCCGCGCGGCGCGTGGCGTCCTCTCGGATTTCGTGCTTCAGGTACGGCAGGGCCATGGGCATGGCGAAGCTCACCACCAGGCACAGCGCGACGCCCTGGGCCACCCGGGCCTCGAGGATGCGGAGCCGGCACTCCACCTGCTGGAGCTCCTGCCGCGGGGCGCTCTCCTGCTCGAGGTCGCCGATCCGTGAGAAGGCCTGATTCAGATCCTCGCGCTTCTGGCCCACCAGGGTGATCAAGGTCTGCACCTGTCCTTTCAACTCACCGATCTGCACCAGAATGTCGGCGTGGCTTGGCTCCGGCATCCTGCTGAGGGGTGGCCCTGTCGCCCTCAGTCTACGGAGAGGCAGAGGCTAGGCAAACGCTCCGAGCTCCGGCCCCACGTGGCGCAGTGTCACGGTCACGTCGTAGAACCCGCCCTGCTTGGCGTCGCCTTCCTCCGGCGGTGCGGCGTAGATCCAGCGATCCGTGTCCGGTGCCACGTCGCTGGTGCTGGTGTGCCCCAGCCAGATCACGGCCGGCAGCAGGAACGACAGGTAGCCGCCCTGCTGGCCGTAGTAGTGGTCGCGGATCAGCTGCAGGTCGTCGTCGCTCAGGCCCTCGAAGGTCAGGGTCAGGCCCATCCCCACGGGATCGGTCGCGTGATTGAAGCGGATCGCCCCGCCGCCCACGGCAGGGGCTTCCGACATGGCGTAGGTGCCGAAGTCCCAGGCCCTGCCGGTGGGTTCGATCTCGGGGAAGTCTGCTGGCACGTCAGTTCTGGTAGGTCAGCACGGTGTCGGCGACCACAAAGGTGGAAGCGGTCAGGGTCACGTCGCCCCCGAAGTCGTTCACCCCTACCAATTCATCGGCCGAACTGGCCCCGCCGCGGCGCTTGTAGTAGACGGCCTTCCGGGCGGTTCCGGTGAAGCCTGTCCAGTTGACCGACTGAAACGTGACCGTTACTTGATCGGTTCCCGTGTCCTTGGCGACCACAGCGGTGCACACCTTCCCGCCTGCGCTATAGCCGGTCGCACTGATCTCGTTCGTGATGTCGCTGCGTTTCGTGTGCGTGTCCTTGTTCTCGGTGTAGCTGCTGGTCACCAGCATCACCCAGAATGTATCTGTATCGAAGTCGATCGCTCCCTTCGCGTTGTCCTCGATGCAGGACGTGTAAACGAAACTGGCCACGGCCTGCGCCTGCGAACTGGTAGGGCCAGTCTACGAATCCTCGGGGAACAGGAACAGGGGCGGGTCGAACGCCCAGACCGGCAGCAGGTACAGGCTGTCGCTCACGGCGTTGGCGTCGTAGGCGTCGCCGGGGTTCCATGCTGTGGTGACGGTCCATGCCGCACCAGCCACCGGGCCGGCACCCGGCGTCCAACTGACGGGCACCGACCAGGCAGCGCCCGGCGCTTCGGCATAGGCGGCCCCTGGGGCCCAGCCCAGGGTGATGGCGGACCAGAACAGCGGCGCGGATGCACGGCCCGGTGCCCAGCTGATCCGCACCGTCCACCGCTCACCGCCCACGATGGTGTTCTCCGGCGGCACTGACGCCAGCTCCACCTCGACCACGTAGCGGTTGGAGGGGCTGGCCCCGTCAATCGCCACGTCGGTAACGCGTGGCGGCGCCACGTAGACCCACCGGTGATCCGTGGGCGTGACGGTCGCAGGGGTGTTGATGCCGTCGAGCACGTCGTCGGGGATGGCGAACGCCAGGAACCCGCCCAGCTGGCCGGCGTAGTGGCTCTGCAGGCTGAGCATTTCGCTGCGGCTGAGCATGTCGAAGCGCAGCCTGAGCAGGTTCCCCACGATGGTGTTGGAGTGCCTAACGCGCACTTGGCGGCCGTTGTAGACCCCGTGGGGCGTGTGGGGGTAGACCCCCTGGGTGAGGGTGCGGCCGGTGACGGGCAGTGCGGGGAAGGTCGCCATGGGTCAGGCCGTCCGGAGCATGGAGAAGATTTCAATTTGGGGGTAGACGTCCGCCCCCGGCACAACGCACGGACTGCTAACGCCTAGGCCGCAGTATCCATTAAGCACCGAGTCGGTATAAAGCCCACCGAATCGGATCGCCCCGGCGCTGTCTTGATAGCCGGCATCGAATCCATTGGACCCGTCGCCGTAGCCATTGCGCACGGTTATGGGTCCATAGCGACCAGCGTAGAATCCGCTGCTAGCCGCGATGGTTATGTCGGCCAGGCCAGAGATAACAATGTTTGCACCAGTGAACCCAAGCCGCAGAAGATAGACTTCGTTCCCAGCGTTGATCGACCATTCGCTCCCGGGTGGTAGCGCGGCGATTTCGTCGTTCGTGCGGTCGATCCACTCCTGCGGCACATACGAGCCGACCCCCACCTGGGGAACGGTCGTGAGAGGGATTGGCACCTGATTGTCGAGGGAGTCCTCACCCTCCGCCGTGCCATCCCCCGGGGATGCGCCACCACCACCGCCGCCACCACCACCGCCCCAGCCGCCGCCGCCGGGTTCTTCGGCCCCCGTGAAGTCGCCGCCGGAGAAGTCACCGCCGCCGGCCTCGAGGCTGCCCAGGCCGTAGTCGGTTTCGATGTCCACTGGGTCGAGGCTGTCCTCGTCTGGCACCGTTTCGTCGTCGTCGGCGTTCACGTCACAGGTCACGGCCTCTGCCTTGCCGGTGGGAAGAATCACGCCCCCGGCGGTGGCGGCCATCACGTCAAGGGCCACCAGGCTGCGGCCGGTGTCGTCGACTGGGAAATGCACCAGCTCGAACGCCAGCTCGCCGCTGCGGGCCTTGCTGATCCGCTCGATCTGGTACAGGTAGTTGTGCTCGCCGGCCGCGGCGGATGATGCGGTGCGGGCCAGCTGCACCTGCACCACGTCGCCCACCGCCAGGGCCTGATTCGTGGTGCTGGGCCTGGCGCGAATCCTGATGGTGTGGGTGATGTAACGGCGCCGCGCCAGGGTGTAGGCCCCAACCCTGACGGCATGGAGCTCTGACGCGCAGAACACGCTGAGGTCGTGCTGCTCGTAGGGCCCGTCGATCGCGCTGCCGGCGTAGCGCACCTCAGTGGTACGGATCAGGCCCAGATCATCATCGGGCTGCTGACGCCAGAGCATGAGGGCGCAGAACGGCCGCCGCTCGGCCAGGGGTACGTAGCTGATCTCGAAGGAGCCGGGGATGATCCGGCTTTCGTCGAACAGGGTCGCCGGGGTGATCGGGTCGACGTCGAGCAGGTCGCTGCCGTTGACCGGCAGCAGGGGCCGCAGGCCGATCCGGCCGTTGCGCTTCGACTGGCCCAGCAGGAAGTAGCGAGCAGTGCCGGCGATGAAGTCGGCCAGACTGGTGGATTCCTTCACCTCGCCGTTGAACCAGAACCCCATGGCGTCGCTGAAGGCTGCCGCGGCCTCCATGGCGGCTGTGTCGATCAGGGCCGCGGGGATCCGGCTGGAGCGTTGCAGCAGCCAGAGGATCAGGTCCGCCACGTTGTTACTGGGGCCGGTCACGCTGTCGAGCAGCCGGGTCACGTGCATCCCGCCGCGGATGAACAGGTGCACCTGTCGATCCCAGCGGGTGTCGTCGACAGGGGCGGTGATCTGGAAGCTGAACGTCGTCAGGTTCTCGTAGCTGCCGCCAGTCCCGCAGTAGTAGGGGGCCTCTGGCTTATCGAAGCTCGGCAGGTCGGTGATGAAGTTGCCGGGCTCCCAGTCGCCGGCCCTCCGCTCGAACGCCTGGGAGAAGGTGCCCACCCGGCAGCTGCGCTGGAACACGTCGCGCACCTGCACGCCGTCGAGCTCGCCCTCGCTCACCACCAGCCGGTAGTAGGCCGTTACCTCGTTGAATCCGTTGTTCGTGAATCGGGCCTCGCTGGCCCCCGGGCTCACCAGCACGCCTCCCACGTCGCCGACCCGCCGGCAGAACACGATCGGCACCGGCTCGCCGATCACAATCGCCCGCTGCTGCGTGTCCAGCTGGTCGCTGCCCTCGGCCGCCCCCGCCGACAGGGGCGTGCTGATCTGCCCCTGGCTGTAGAGCAGCAGCTCCAGTGGATCGCCGCCAACGATGCTCATAGCCTGCAGGGCACGCCCACCAGGCGCGTGGAGAAGGTGCGTGGCGGCACTTGGGCGCCGATGGGGCTGAGGCTGCTGCCCAGCTCCAGGGTGATGGACTCGAAACCACCGCCGGCGCCCACCAGCTCGCCCACGAAACTGGCGATCAGGTCGCCGCCCACCGGCCCCACGTCGGCGCCATCGTCGAGCACGTCGAACTCATAGGTCGACACCTCCACCAGCCGGGCTTCGCGCAGGGCCGTGGTCAGTTCCTCCATCACCAGGGCCGTGGCCGGCAGGGTGATGCTCACCCCGCCCTCGTCGCCGCTGCTGCCCTCCACGTAGCCGTCGAAGTCGAACGGGAGCCAGCTCCACACGTTGCCGGCACG